AAAATTATTTATTTCACTTGCATATAAAATATCTCCGTCACTTTTTGGGAATGTTCCTTCTGCTGTCATTAAAACACCTTATCCTTCTGTACAAAACTAATTTCTACAGATGTTGTTTTAGATATTACTGTGAATACCGAATGACTAAACATTAAAGCAGTTCCATCCTCATTAAATATTCCGAATTCTGTTATTGAATTTGTATTTCCTTCGACAGAATTCAAAAAACATCTAATAGTACTTTGCATATTTGTTTCGTCTAATGTCGGGTAACCAGTAACCAAAGATTTGGTTGCTCCTCCGTTGATGTTTACGCCAGTTTCGACGTCTGTGTCTGATACTGTCGGAGCAGTTGTTCCTGTACCTATCTTAAATTTTGATGGTGCTAGATAATCTGGTGTTGCTTTGAAAATACGATTAAGTGCCAATTTCAATCCGTTTGTGGTAATTACTTGACCAGTCATATTTTATTTACGTTTTGTCTATTGATAAATCTTGTTATCAATGAAACAAACTAACCTCCACTTTACTTATTTCGCCAGTTGAGCTATTATTCTCTGTTGCTCTCCATCTTAAATCGGAGCCAGAGTTTATAAAAGTTTTGGTTTCTCCACTTGTTACTTCTTCCCAATCACTTCCGTTTGCTGTTAATTCATAAGTAAAACTTCCAGACACTTCTGTGCTTGTTAAAGTTGCAGTTGTTATGGTTGAATTGTTATAATCAACACTTGAACTTAAGGCAATTTGACCAGACGTAAAAGTAACCGATCCAGTTGTACTCCAACTTGCAGTTCCGTTTGTATCTTCAAAATCTGAATCAATGAACTCCTCAGTATAAGTATTTTCAAATTGTTGAATAAAGTGATCAACAGTTGCATCTGCTTGTCTTCCCAAAACATCAGAACCAAGAAGTCCTTGAGAGGGGTGTCCTAATATGAAATTGCTACCATCTGCCATAGTTTCCTTGATTACTTTTCTATATCTTGGTTTGATTGTTATTGCATCATTTTTAACATCTACTAATTCTAATAAAATGTCTTGGTTTCTTACAAACTGTTCCTCAATTCGTTTGAGTCTTTCTTCTGTTGTTGTTTGCCAATCTGCGAGTCTCCATTGTTTGTCTCCTACTTCGATTTCTTCTACGGCACTTGGGAATTTATATTTAATTTTACTTACTATGTAATCTCCACTCAGATTTAATGCATTTACTTTTGACGTTTTTGTATCGACTATGTTGACTAACTCTCCACGATTTGGGATGTTAGCATTTTCACTTTTTACTAGAAATTTTCCAGAAATATATGGAACACTTCTTTTTGATAGCATACTTGTTGCCCGGCTTTCTGCATCTGCTACTGAACTTATATCTGACAATTCTATTTGCTTTTGTTTAATTCCATAAGTATCTATACTAGCTTGATTTTTCATGTGGATTGGTGATGGTGCTGACCAAACATAATTAACAATCGCATAATGGTCCGTAGTGAATGTCGTATCAACTGCCGGCATAACTTTCTTACTTTCTCTGTCAATATAATAAAAATTCCCAGAAGTAGAGTCTTTTGTTCCACCTGTTTTTTGAGTTGTTGGAGTAGCGCTTGCATCCATATAAAGTTCTACACTATCTGGAGTATATGTTAGTGTGATTCCAATAGTTGCGTATCCTGTTGTTGTACCTATTCTTCCTGTTTCGGTTATGGTTGTTTGAGAGGTTGCTCCGTCTATCCTTAAATCGTTTATCATGTTAGAATCATCAAAATCCCACTCTGGCATTCCTACTATTTCTGTTCCTACTGTCAATGTTTTACCTGAGTCATTATAACCAACTGGCTCAAAATAGACTACTCTCTCTGAATCATTATAATATAAATCCCAATCAAGCGCGTTTTTTAATGCATTGATTCTTTCAAAAATATCATTATTAACACACTTAAACTGATCAACTCGTTTTCCATCCTCTGTGCCGCTTGCTTGAACAGTTCCAGTCATACCTCCATAAGTCTCAATTAAATCTTCTACTATCTCGCTTACTTCTCCTGCAGATGTATCTACTCCACTATCATAAATATGATTTACGTTTTTTCTAACTAGCTTAATCATTTCATTTTTGCAAGTTATTTTGATAGTTGCTCCGTCTGGTTTAATGTTGTCAATATATCCATAAAAATATCTTTTGTCTGTGCTAGTTGTCCATCCGGCCCATATTTCAACAGTTTGTCCATTATTTAAATCAACTAAATCATTAATGTTTCTTGGCAAGATTATCTCTGCTTCGGATATTGCGTTATCATCTTTTTCATATTCCCAACTAATTAATTTACTTGGGTCCGGAGCTCCATCTGAATCCTTAACGGTTATTCCCGAAATTATAACTTTGCAGAGTTTCATTCGTAGTTAAAAAAAAAATAGAAAATAGCTACTGGGCAAAACATGATTATCCAAAAAAATAACCAGCCCATGCTTCCTTGAAACTTCTTACGTTTTTCCATATTCTTATTTAATTTGTTCATTTTTAAAACCTTCTACAGAGCTGTACCCTCTGTTAGTGTCAAAGTATATCCAACAGAATTTTCTTCAGCTTTGATTTTATCGTGAGTAAAGTCCTGAATTAATACGTTTTTATTTACGTTGGTCCAAGAACTAACAAATGTTAGACTAGCTTGTTCTCCGTTTTGTAGTCCTTCAATGTCTGTTATGTATGTTCTTAATTCTGCGACTGTGCCTGTGAATATTCCTGTTACGGTTATTGTTCTTGTGGTTCCAAACAAATCCATAATCAATGCCGCATCACTATCAGAAAAAGGTAGGGGTGTATTAAACAAACCCGAGCTTTTTGTAGAACTTTCTTGAGTAACATTTCCAAGTGATTTACTTCCTATTGTTGCCATGTTTCTCCATTATTAATTTAATTTTTTGAATGTCTATGTTTTGTTTTGAGATTAGTTGAGCTTCTGCTATCATGAATGTCTTAATTGAACTAAGTGTTTTATTCATTTCCTTTATTTCTATTAATATTTGTTTTTCCATTTTCTTATTGTGATATTCTCCCGGACATCTGTCTTTGAAGAACTCTGCTTACGTCGTTTGCTATCTTCTTGATGTCCATATCATTTCTTACTGATGGGTTGTTTATATTAACTGTGATTTTACTTCCAAGTTCTGATGGGTTTTTTACTCCTATTATAGTATCTTGTGGGCTGAAATTTGTAGCTGGTTGTCCTGGTCTTTGTATAAAATCATTAAATGAAAATGGTTTTTGTGATACAAGTCCTCCATATCCCAAAGTTACTCCACTATTAGATGATGAACTACTATCCTCTCTCTTTTCTATTTTTTCTAAACTTCCAAGACTCACAAAACCAAAGCTTATTTTTTTAACAGCGGAACTAATTGCGTTATATAAATCTACTAATACATTGGATATACTTATTATTATATTCTCTAATTTTGGAAGAATTGTGTCTGCAGCATAATCTAAAATTGTTTTTATTGTATTCCAAACTGGTTCTAAAAAATCAGCTGCCCAATTAAGAACTTTTTTTATTGATTCCCATTTCTCTAATAAAAAATTTCCAGCCCATAACAAAACATCCAAGACTACTTGTAATAATGCGGCTCCATTTTCTGCAAAAAAGTTTAAAACATCTGATATAGCATTCAATACAACATCTAGTAATGGTGTGAATTGCTCAATTATACTAAGGAAAGCCATAACTATTTTAACAAAATTATCTATATTAGCTACAACATTATCAACTATCATTCCTACTATTTTTGATAATGTTGGGGATAGAACTTTATCCATTTTATCTGCTAGTCCTTTCATTATTGGAGCCAATCTTTTAGCCAAGTCTGCAAGTGCAGTCATAACAGGTTTTAATATAGGAATTAATGGCAAGAATAATAACATTAAAATAATTTTAAATAAATCCAAAATTGGCTTTAATATAAAGGATAATCCTTCAACTGCTGCAGCTATTACTGCTAACCATCCGAGTGCTTTCGTGGACATACCCATCATTGCTTCTGCTCCTCCACCTGATACTGCTCCTCCAGCTCCCGAGCCTTTTTTACCAATACCTATTGAACCCAAAGACTTCTTTATTTGCTCTGCTATCTTCTCTCCTATCTTACTACCACTTGAACCTTTATCTGACTTGCCACTTACAGAGATTGGTATTTCTACTTTGAATTCATTTGCCATTTTTCATTGAATTTTTTTCTTGTTTTTGAGCTTCCATTTCTAAATCAATCATATAATTCATTCTATCGTAAGGTATTTCGTCCACTTGATTCGGTGTGAATCTGAAGTGTTTCGCAAAAAACCAATACATTATTTCATCTGATACTTCTTGATTGTCGGAATGATAACCTTTTAGTCCACCCCTAACTAGTCTTTTTTTTTATCTGATGGTTCAGCGAACTCATTATATTCATTAAATAAATAATCACATACTTCTGCTGGTAAGTCTTTTATATCATTTAATGAAGTGCTAAACGGCGCACTATGTATACATGCATGTAGAATTTTCTCTTGAATTTCTGCATCATTAACTTTGATACTTGGTTGCCCTGCTATAAATTTAGTCTCAGTACATTCAGATCTTATCTTGTTTCTTACTCCTGTACTTAATTTTCTTATAGTTACCACTGCATCTGCTCCGTTAATCGTTAAAGGTATTTCTTTCGTTTGAATTGATACTCTCTTTTGTTCGTCTAACTTCAAGTCTGGCACTTGCTTTTCTTGTTTTTCCATTTTTTTCCTCCTGGTTTAGTTTGTGGATTTATCCTACCACTCGGCTTTTTTAAAAAAATAAAAAAATTTATTCGATATTATCTGCTGCAACTGGTGCAGTTTGAACATCATTTGTGTAGATTATGCTTGTACAAGCTCTAGCCCATCCTGTTACATCTTCTTTTACAACTTCATTAACGTTTTGTGGTAGAGTTTCTTCATTTAAATGAACTCCAGTCAAATTTATGTCAAGTATATCTCCATCATCATTTGTAAATGTTAATTCAAGTGTTGCTATTTCAGTTCCACTTCCTGCGTCTGGTGCAGTTGCACTATTCGTTCCATTTAAAAAGTATGTAAGTAATGCTGTATGCGAACTAAATGCTGCTGTCATAGAAAAATTGTATTCTCTATTTTTTGCAATTTGGTCTGTTAAAAATCTTGATCCGATTCCGTAAACTTGATCTAGATTATTATTTATAGTCAACTCAAAAGATTGAACTGCTGCTATATTTGTTCCGTCTGGCATTTCAACACTTCCATGTGCGAATGTAAAAATTGGCTCAATATCTGCTATATTTGCTGTTTTAGTCGTACCAAGCGTTTCATATCTATATGGACATTCTAAACTAAATTTAACTGCTTCATTTACTGCTGCGCTAATTGTACAAGTATTAACTCGACATCCAATTAAAACACTAGCTGCATCTGTTGTTCCTAATTCAAAACTTGTTGTAGTTGAAAAACTTGTAATTCGATTTAACTCAGTATAAGTATGCGTATAAGGATCACTTCCTGCATCTGCATTTGCTCCTAATACTCCAAGTAACCAATAAGCATTACTAAGCGATCCATTTACTGTCATAGTACCTGCATAATTTTTATTTATTGTAGCAGTTGCGTTTCTTGATCCTATTCCAACAATACGTTCAGCATTGTTATTTCGAGCTACACTTACTTCAACACCTTGTCCAAATGGGACCTTATCTTCATCACTTGCTGTGTGATTTGCTGCTGTCTTACTCCAACCATCTTGGTCTTCAAAAGCATATAAGCAAACTGACTCTCCTCCACTAATATAATTATTCATGTTTTTCCTCCTTTATTAATTTAGTTTTTCTCGTTTGAGTATGGTTTTCCGCCGTTTTCACGCTTGAATTTTCGACCTTTATTGGATTAATAAGTAAATCTACCTCTTTTTGAGACACCTTCCCTTTTGCGAGGTCTGTCATTAA